TTATTTATGAGTATTTAAAATATCAGAGAAGATGTTGTAGAATTGTTCTTTCAAATCGACTGTTTCAACTTCTTTAACATCTTTCTTATCTTCAGATTCTTTCAAAGAAGGGTTTTGTAAAGTATTACCCAAGTTAGAAATATCTTTATCTTTTTTAGTCAAAGATTCTTTGAAGTCTTTAGACAAATCGCTAATAGAATCTTTAATAGATTCTTCGGAACGATTTTTAACAGCTTCAACATCAACGTCAGAATGACCTAAAGCTTCACGCATAGTTACAAAGTTTTGAACTAAAGCTTCTTTCAATTCAGCTTTTACTTCAGCAACTTGTGCTTCTAAGCCTTCACGCATTTGTGCAGCTTCTATCATTTTTTGAGTTAAGTCATCTTTTTCTGTTTTAAGACCTTCGAGTTCTTGTTCGAGAGATTCTTTAACAGTAGTCAAATCAGAATTAGTTTTTTCTAATTCAGCGATTTTTTCAGAAGTTTGAGTTGCAGCTTCTTTTAGTTCAGTTACTTCTTGTGTAAGTGCAGTAACTTTAGCTTCAGATTCTTGCAACTTAACTTTCAAATCTTCAGGCATATCAGTTATGTCTCCTTTAGTTAAGTTTAAATCTTGATTAAGACTTTCAGCAAAAGCCTTTACTTTACTATTACTTGCAGTAGCAGGATATATATCAATATTTTTTGCATACATATCACTAGGAACAATTACATAGCTAAGTTCTTTTGCTTCCATTTCGTGGATATCCCAGTAACAGGTCTCTCCATTATATATAGCACCACGTTCATGTTCACAAGTTTCTCCATTAGCCAATTCTTGACCACAGATAGAACATTTTACGGAATGAGCAATTACACCAATAGATGTTGTTTCTAATAGTCCGGATTTCACATCTGCTTTTGCTTGTTCACCAGGAATGTTAACAGTGAATAGTAAAGCAGGAGTTTCAGAACGCGTATTTTTAGTTATATATTTTGCTTCACAAATACGGCCAATAATTTCGCCATCTTCTTCATTATGATGTTTAATTAATGGTCTTCGATAGGGATTTGTCCAAGATGCTACAGATTTCTTTAAGCAATTTGGAGTATATCGAGTATAATTTCGTGTCGCAAATGGAGCTGCATGGATACCTTCAATTTCTACCATAATAGAATTAGGGTCGATAACTGAATTACCAGCGGCCTCACTTAAATCTAAGTGCTGGTTAAATCCATCTACAATTGATAAAAAGTCTTTATCAATCTGTTCCTTAATCATCATCGCCATCGTTATTCACCGCCTTTCTCTGGTTTAATTTTGCAAGAGCAATAAGCGTGAAATGGTGGAATATCATCTAAACTAAAATGATTAGTATCGATGATGCTTTTATGATGCTTCTTATCTTCACTGTTGCCAAAATCTACGTATACTTTATTTTTTCCAAGGGCATTACAGGTTTTAACATAAGCATACCAGTAAGATTTTGATACAGTATATTCAGTTAAGAAGCGAACACGATATTCAAGAGAATTAAATACAGCTTCTTTTTCTTCTCGGGTTTCACATTTTTTAATACGTTTGCTAATTTCTTTGAAGATATCATTGATTGTATTTTTAGTCTCTTTTACGATATTAACAGTTTGTATATCAAAAGTAAAGTCTGGCTTTTTACTTCCACAATCTTTAATTGCTTTTTCGTATCCAGCTAACATTTCTTTTTCCATATATTTTTCAAGCATTTTTAAAATACTTTCTCTAGTGAGAGGTATAGTAAAAGCGTCTTGATTTTTAACATCGTCACATACATCATTACGCATTGCTTGGAACTTATTATATATTACACTAAAATTTTTTTTATAAATATCTATATTTTTTTTAGTGATTTTATTTCTGTCAGTTGCAGATTCTGCAAATTCTTTAATATTTACAGATGTTTTTCCATGTTGATTTTCTGGTTGTGCAGTATTAGAAACTTGTTTATTTTCATCTCCCGCATCACCTTGTTTGCCTTGTGGATTTGTATTGTCTCCAGGTTGAGAACCATCTGGTGTTAACATACCTTTACCAGCCCATACCAAATCCATTTTATTTTTTTGTACTACTAAATTAGCATATACATCATCAATAGAAATATTATCTGCACGACGTCCAAGTTCTTTACGTAACTCTTCAAATGTAATCGCATTACCTTGATATTGATTTAAATAATGATTTTCAACTTTAACTTTAGTTTCTAAATTAATTTCATTAAACTCAAAGGATACAATATCGGTTTCATTAAGGATTGGATTAAATCCACCTTCTAATAACAATTCATTAAATAAATTATTTTGCACGAAGTTAGAAATACTTTTTTGGAAATATTTTACAGCATCATGTACTTGTTCTTCCATAGAGTCAGCATCTTGTTTTATACCGCCACGACCCATCATAGAAGTCGATAAGTACAATGCAGAGAATACACGTTTTTCAAAATATTCTAAATAAGGCTGTGCATTTAACGCTACATTATTAGCACCAAGATTTTTAAATTCAACTTTTTCATTCGTAATAATTAATCCATCATCAACTAATTGTTCTACGACTTGTTGAGCTTCTTTAATTTCTTGGTCAGTTGCCATCATACCCTGTTGAGGAATCCCGACTTTCATTTGTGTAATCGGGAATAGACAACGATAAATTAAACGTTCTACGTTGCCTTCAATACGTCTAAGCATTTTTACATCTTCTAAGGCAGATGCAATTCTTGGCGTACCGAATGCATTAGAAGCTTCTTTATCAATATAAAAATGAATCACGTCAGTCGGTTTAAATTTAACTGAATCATTTCCTAGCGTTTGTTCATAGCGTTTAATAGCACCATTTGTATCACGCTGAATTTTTATAGTAGCTGGGTCAACTCTAAAATAACCACCAACTGCTTTACTGTCATAAACAGGGTTAATTTGTAAATCAGATAAATTAACGCCAGAAAAATCTGTACGACTTTTTACGAGAAAAGCATTTGAATAGGCAACTAAGTCATTGCCTATTTCAATTAATAAATTACTAAATGCTTCTCCTGTCATAAATGACATGAGTCGTAAACGTTTCCTAATATATTCTGCTGCTGCATCATTTTCACTAACGATGCTATAGCCAGCTTTAAAAATAAGCTGACTATAATCCGTTACAAATCGTTTAATATAAGAATCTGATTTAATAGCTGCTTGAATTTCCGTTAATGAATATTCAGCTTCTGTTAAATCATTAGATTGAGAAGCACGACCTGTTGCTTTAATCGTAAACTTTTTAATATCGTCTTGACTAAAGGCAAGTGAGCTTCCACCAGAAGACCCTTGTTTTTTGGCAGGAGTTGATGTGGCCCCAGCTTCTTGTATGTCTGGAATATTTGGTTTCCAGAATTTTAATGCATCAAGAAGAGCCATGTTTTCTCCTTTATAAAGAAAATATATTTTCGTCTACAATATTACTACTATTATTGTTTATTATTTTGTACACTACGATTACCAGTAGTTTTTTGTGTATTTTTTTGGTCTACTGTAGTTCCTTTTACGATACCAGCATTATCAGTTACATTATCAGCCACTGTATCTTTCATTACTTTTACGAATAAAGAATTCGTAGCATAAATGTCTACACCATTTTTAATGAGCATAGCTTTTGCTTGTGCTTCTTTAACTGAATCATCAAGAATATCATTTAATAGTAAAGCAGATGAATTTAAATATTTATATGTATTATATAAAGCATTTTTATATCTGCTATCATAATTAGCTCTACTTTCACGTAACAAAGCATTACTATGGGATTGCGTATACTCAGAAGAATCTTTATATTCTTCTCCGTAGTAACGTTCTCGTTGTGCTTCAGCTGCATGCCAAGCTCTTAGATGCATAACGGTTTCATCAACTGTATGTGTTTTTTTAAACAATCTAGTTTTTTGTTTTCTAACAATTTGGCTTCTGACAATATGGTCCCGGCAATGTTCTAAACTATTGCCAGGAGGAACGACTACGGCATTGCCATCAAATTCTTGAATTAATTCTTTTACGGATTCAACACCACTGTCTGCGACAAGCATTAACATTTGTTGATAATATTGTCGCATAATCATTTGCAATCGTTCTAAATAATCTTCTTGTAATTGAATAATATCTTTATTGTAATCATCTTGAATTAATTGCACGAGTGTTTTAGGCATTTCAATTCTAAGATTAATTGTTTCTGGTTCAGAGAATAAAGATGGAATATCTTTATGGCCTTCAATAACAGGTATATGATTTGTATCTACTGTAGGTACTTCTTTTGGCGTTTCGTATGTTGGGTCATCTGGTTTAGGATGATTGCCTTTAGGGAATCTATTATGTAGCCTATCGATTAATTTATCGATAATAGCATGTCCTAAAAAGTTTACATCATCTGGTAATAATTCTTTAATTTGTTTAAAGTCTTGAATAATATCAGATGGCTCTCGTTGTTCTTCATCTAGTAAGGCTTCATTAGGATTTTCTAATTGCTGTCTTAAAAAACGAGCATCTGAGTCATACTGATTATCGGGTCCAAATGATGGACGATATAATATATTTTTATTTTCGTCTTCCATTTACCACATCTTTCTACCAGGAGAGTTCCCGCCACGAGTTCCCCAAGAACTACCTCCTGAAGAACGATTGCTTTTACCAGAACCTAATGGAACAGATACCCATTTTTGATAATCGCCACGACGTTCACCTGGTCCTTTACCGATTTGTTTATATTGTGTGTCTCTTTGTTTCCATGCATCATTCATTTCTTCAATACGTTTCATACGCATTTTAAAACGAGTGTCTAATGGGTTTTCTGTCATAGTGACACTAAAATTACTTTTAATTCCCTCAATAGCTTGTGCAACTTCTGGGAATTTTAATACGAATGCTAAATGAGCTAAACCTAATGCATCAATAAAATGTTCATCTTTAGAAGTAAAAATAGCTTTGCCATCAGAACTATATCGTTCAATTGTATAATTTACTAATTGTCTATAGATATGTTCATCATATGGGCATAAAGCAATTCTATCTCGTTCGAAAGATAATTTTAATTGATTGACCATAAATTGTTTAACTGGCTCTTTTGTAATCATTCTGGTAATTGGGTCAATTACATCTAGTTTTTGACTAAATTGATAACCAACTACTTTGTCTTTTAGTCCAGATGATGGATGTTTATCACCATAAATATGTAACCGTTCTAATTGATAATCCAATTTGTTATCGTTAAGCTTTTTATCTTAACTTCTTATTATTGCTAATAAGTTCAGCATATTTTTTCATGTGGTCTACATGGTGCGGCCTCTTGGGAAAATTATATTCTTTAATAAAGGTTCATTTCCTATGCGTTGCCCCTGATTAATATTTTAACATTAATCTTCGGTTCGAGTTATCTTGTGTAAGAATTTTACACAAGATTTTCTCGTTTAATTCCGCACTCATAATCTTAATTATCCCTAATTAAGACGGCAATTATATTTACCATAGCCGCGGTCACAGAATATCCATGATGGATTATATATATCATTCATTTCAATGATACTATTAACAGCATTATCTAATGTATATTCACCTTTAGGTATTTCGATACGCTGCATAACCATAAATTGTTGTAGGTCAGGAACATATTCTAATACCAATAAAGAAGAACCTGCTTGGTACGCATCATAATCTACGCCCATGCATCTCCAAGGATTAGGAGGTGCTGGGTTATATTTTGTGTAATTAATAAAATTAGGACGTTCTCCAAATTCTTTTTCGGCACGTCTTAGGATTTCAT